CGCCCGTATGTTCCGCGCACTTCCTGGGACGATTTGTTCAATAAGGGAGCGCGTAGCTCAGCCGGTAGAGCAACTGACTTTTAATCAGTAGGTCCAGGGTTCGAATCCCTGCGCGCTCACCAAAAATATTCAGTAATATCAATTGCTTGAGTTTGGTGTGGCCGCTTTTGCCATGTGCCGTAGATGTTCAGGAAATTCCCAGAAAAACATGCATTTTCAGGAATGCGCGGGGAATCGACGGCACATGGATTGTCACACGGCACACGAGTTAGGCAGCGTGTTCTGATTCTAAGCTCTCCATCCATTTTTTAAGGCTGGACCTCCGAGCTGCAACGGTTCCGCCAAGTTTGAAGCTAGGCATAATCTTATCGTAGACCAGCCGATACGCTTGGCGCCTGGTTACACCCAGATACTTAGCGATAGGCTCGACGCCCATAAGAAGATCGGCTTCGTTGTCGTTTTCATGCAGCATATTGATTCCTTCTTTTTATTTATTTGTTCGGAACAAAGATTCCGAGTGGGCGTTGTTGCGGCAGTTCCCCACAACTGAGGAAATTGAAATGACGCCGCAGATCGCATTGGCCGCTAACTTTTATTATCTCGACGAACAGCCGAACGGCCTGTGGGCTGTGAAAGAAACAGTCAGCCAACAGTCGGTTTCTCTTAACGGGCAACTCTGCTGCTCTCTCAAGAAGCGCGATGCCGAAGAGCTTGTCGAATATCTTAATAACTTGGATGCTTCGCTGGCGGCGTGATGATCACGCCGCCCTCCGCTTGAAAGGACGGCGGTTTTCGTTTGCCGGGCGCACGCGGCGCATACGGATCTTCTCGCCCGTATTGCGCGACACGTCATAGGCGATGTCTTTGATCGTTGCTGATGTTGCCGGATCGCTTTCGCGATACCAACGGGCGATTGAGAAAATTGCTGCGGCCGTTGTGCCCTGAGCAATGAACTCGTCGGCGGTCAGGATGTGCGTATGTCTGCCAGACATAAATAAATACTCCTCGTTTGGTTTTGGTAAACGTGACGACCCGTGGCATGAAAACGCGCGGATCGTCGAGGTTGGGGAAGTCCTGGGGCGCAACGGCCTCGTCGCTATCTTGGCTGGTTGGTTAGGCGCCAGCCTTCGTGCAAATTGTCTTTAAAGAAATCGTTGAGCTGACTTGCGAAGCGCTGTCTTTGGTCTGGCGACATTGCTAGGAAAGCACCCATCGCTTGTTCAGACAATGATCGGCCAACCTTCTGTTTCAAGCATCGATCGCCAGAAACTGTCCAAGGTGGTCGGGATTGTCTTCTTGGATTGCCCATCACAAAACCCCCATCGCACCGACACCCACAACGACGCAAAATCCAACAACCACCGTCATCTCAACGGCTTCGCGAGCTGCATATCGCACCCAAGGCATAGGCCGGGCATGCTTCTTTGCCCGGTGATGGGGACGACGCATTGGCTCATCGCTACCAGCACGATGCACATCGGTCTGCAGGTCTGGCTCCATATCTGCGAGCATTTCCAATAGCGCCCGGTTCATGCTGCCACTCCTACGTGAACAGTCGTTTCCTGCTGAATGTTATCGTTCGCTACCGGCGCTAGGCGATAATATCCGTTCGGCTCAACGCCGCGCATGCGCTTCGGAATGGTCCAGCCATAGGAGGGCAGGGTTTTGCGGATATAGCAGACCTGAGTGCGGACTGTTTGATGCGCATTTTCTGGGCCGCCGTTCGGATCGAACGCATAGACATTATCAACGAGGTCGTTGATGTGCATTCGGCGCGGATGAACCGACGTCAACGCGTCAACAATATCTCGTTGGCCTTTTGAGAGGGGCGCATCTTGAAGGTCGATGGCTGGGTTGGTCATATTACGCAGCCTCCTGCTCAACGCTGGCGCCAGCCTCGCGGAGTTCGGCGAGAAACACATCGTGGTTAGACGTGGCAATCGCGCCGCTTGTCTGGAAGACTTCAAACGTTTCGCCGGCACAGAGCTTAGCCAAGCGTGTTGCTTCGGCAAGCGCCTGCTCAAACGAGCCGTGTTCATATGGTAGGGTAGTGGCTACGCTGACGCGGCCGGTTAGTTTGCCGCGGCGGAATACAAAGAATCCGCCGCCGATTACTTCGTTTTTGCGAGGTGCTGGCGATCTTCTTCTTCTCGGTGTTTTCGCGTTAGTCATTATTCGTACTCCTCGTGTTTGGTTGGTAAGCTGTTCAGCAGATCGAGCTGGTGAGGCTGTCTTCGTGCTATTGGAGAAACATATACGATAAACGTATTTTTCTGTCAACTCGAAAATACGAAATGCGTATATGACACAGTTATACGATTATGCGATATATCTTCTATGGAAACGGATATAATTAAATGGTTCGCTGAAGCGCTTGATGCTTGTGGGTTGACGCAAGAACAAGTTGCCAAAGAGCTCGGATTAAACCGACAGCCTGCGATAAGTGAAATTCTGAAAGGCAAGCGTCAGCTCAAGGCCAATGAAATGGTCATAATGAGTAAGCTGAGCGGAATGGCACTGCCGGATCGTAGCACAAAGATACCTGTGCTTGGATATGTAGGTGCTGGCGCCGAAGTTTACCCGATCGACGATGGCGATCCGCTGTACGACGTGACCATCAGTAGTGCGCTGCCGAAAGACACTGTTGGCGCTATTGTTCGCGGCGACAGCATGTATCCCATTTTTGAGGATGGGGATCTCGTCGCCTACTCAGGAATCGAGATGCTACCCGAAGACGCACTCGGCAAGACTTGCATGGTTGAACTGCAAGATGGTCGCGTCCTTATAAAAACAGTTCGCCGCGGTGTGGTTCCCGGCCTCTACACTTTAACCAGTACAAATGCTCCGGATATCGAAGATGTAGAAATTGTGTGGGCTAGGAAGTTTGTAATGCGGATGCCAAGGGAATTTTGGCGCTCACTCTAATACGATTATCGTTTGAATATTCAAGGTCGCGCAAGCGGCCTTTTTTGTTATCTTTTTACGAAATACGAAAAACGTATTGCATCGCGTTGACAAAAATACGAATCGCGTATATCTTCCAATCATCAACCGACACAAAGAATGTCGGGACACACAAAAGGAGAATGAGTTGCAAAAAGAGAAGCCGGAGCTTCCGCGACCGGACAGATAGTTAAAAACCACCCAAGACCGACCAGCCACACGAGGAGAAAATCATGACCATTTCAATCAGAGCGCTTTTCGCTGTCAACGACAAATATCCACCGTAGACCAACAGGAGCGCTGGCCTCGCATATGAGGCTGGCGATGTTGCGCGTGGGAGTAAGTTAAAAAGAGGGGTGCCGGATGGCCAACGATCTATTACCGCTGGATACACTCGGCGCCACCATAAGAGCGCATGTCACCAAAGGTGATGCATCCATAGAGAAAGCCGAGCAGCACTATAAGGCGGCCGGCATTCATCTAATGGAGGCAAAAGAGCGCGTGAAGCGCACAGCAAATTTAACTTGGCCAGCCTTCCTTAATGCACATTGCAGCATTCGCCGCTCCCGTGCAGACGAGCTAATCGCAATCGCAGAAGGCAAGACTTCGTTGGCTGAGTTGCGGGAATACAAAGCCGAAACGATGCGACGAAGCAGACAGGAAACGTCACAACGTTGTGGCAAACTATCCGAAAAAATCAAACAAATTCAACAAATCACCACTTCTCAGACGGTTTCAGAGCCACAAGACGACCGCTCCCGTTTACTTGAAGAGATACACGCTGAATTAGGCCGGCAAGATGTCAGCGTGTTGCAGACCATCCTTGCCATATTAAGAAGAGGAGAGTTCATTACATGACCAAAAGTCTTGTACGCGTCGAGCCTGAAAGCATCAACAATGCCGTGGATGAAGTTCTAAATCGAACACGCTCTATTTCGCTACCACTTGATGAAAAACCCATCGGTCTCAATGACATTAATATCTTGTCGTATACGATTATCGAGGAGGCGCTTTATGACATGAAGCCTTCCGAGCTTTCGTTCGTTGCGCAGATGGCCAACACGGCCAGCATTTCTGATCGACAGCGCAACTGGATTAAGAAAATTGCCATCAACTACATTGGTATTGATGTTGACGCCAAGCAGTCTGACGGTTCGTTCACGGTTACGGTTCAATCCTCAAAAGACAAACGGACTCCATCGCCAGACAACGACAATCCCAAAGCTGCACGAAAGCCACGTCGAAAGGCAGCCTAACCCTCATTCTGCCTCACCAGCAGAACGCATGATCTGGCATGCGACCAAACACGAGGAAAAAGCCTTGCGCCAGATAGTAGGGCAAAAGCATAAAAAGGCGGAGTTTAAGAGCCGGCACCACCCGCTGCTCGCCCCGCCTCGTAATCCCAGCGCTACACGAGGAGGGCTTGCGCCACTTCTACACGCTGGTTTCCTTGCCGGGTACCACCCCAGCCGACAAGACAGATGGCTTCGACTCGGCCATTTGTCAATACCAACCAACACGAGGAGCTAATTGCAAAATCACCAAGACAGACCTGTCTTGCAGGCGGAGGCTCGCAGCCACCGTGATGCAGGAAAGGCATATAGCAAAATTGCATCCATTATGGGGCTAACCAAGGGCCACGTCTGGTCCTTGCTAACCGAACGTGCACCACAATCCAAGCCGCCAGAAGCAAGTGCAAACGTCGTTGTTAAGCGTCGCACGCATCGCGGCTCTTGCTCAACTATGTGTCGCGATGTCTTTATCGCGATGCCGCGTATTACAGTTCTGGACGGCCCATATGTCGGCTCTGCTGCATTGAATGGCGCCACGGTCCACTAGCCTTTAAGGCACGACGGCGGTTGCATTGCGCATCTACAGCGTACACGCACCGGCCACAGATCAACCTCCTGATAGGAGGCATTTCAATGAAATCCCATAACTTGCGTGAGCCACACAAGGCGCACCAAACAAAATTCACGCGGACTGGCGAGCGGGACACGACGAACCGCAAACCTTATCGAACCGCCGCGCAGAAGCTGCATGCCCGAGACACCGCCGCACTTAAAGACGGTCGGTATGTTTCTGGTGCGCCTGTGTCGTTCAGCAGAACGAAGCGGGGTGCAGCGTGACTTGCGAATGCGGTGATTGCTGGGATCTACCCGGCTCAATTGTAACCCACAAGCTGACAGGCTGGAAGGGCATCATCATCGGCGATCGAGATGGCTGCATGTTCCTAACGGTGCGGTTCTGGATACCGGGAACTGGCCTTGGGACGATCGAGGTCTCGCGCTTCGAGGTCGCACCACCGGCCAATGATGGCGACGGCGGTGGCGGCTCTGAGGTCGGCACAGAAGAAGACAATGTCATTCCGGTCGATTTCACCAAGGGCGTGAAGCTAACCAAAAACACCAAAACACGAGGAGTAGCTTGATGAAAGGCTCAACCCCGAAGGCGAAACCACAAGTCATCATCCTTCATGAAACGGTGCTGCAATCTTGGCTGCGCGATGCCAGTACGTTTGCATTGTTTCTCGCGCTGATCGGCATTGGAATCCTATTGCAGAGCGTAGCGTTGCAATGGATCGGCGCGATCATCGGAATGCTTTGCTTGGCAACTCTGAAAATCTCTAAGCGGTTATCGTTCGACGGCGCTCGTAAATACATCGACGAGATGGAGGCCAGTCTATGAACATGCATCAACGCTTCGCCCCCAAAGACTACGCCGTCGAGGATGACCGCATCTTGTCCAACGAAACGACGCTGGGTCTCGGCGATCGCTTCGTCATGGGGCTGGCAGTGGTCGCGGCTTTAGCTCTGGCCATCGGCTTTTACTCATGGGTGCTGTTGTGAACGCTGTCACGCCAGCCGGTAATGGCACCGGGATGATTGCGCGCTCCCTAGCTCTGACGGGTTTTACCCTTGGGTTCTTGCTGATCGTGGCAGGCTTCATTTTCTGGAACGCAGTGCTGCCTTTCTACGGCCTGCTTTATTTGTGGGGGAACTAATGGAAACATTCGACAAGATTATTAGCGTTGTCACCATGTTCGTTGGCCTCATCTATGTTGTGATTGGGCGCGTAGACTTGGCAACATACATGATGGCCCTTGCCGCTGCTAATTTCGCAAGAATGGCGGCATTCAAATGACCTACCCACGGTTCCCCACGCTGGCCACATCGGCTCCAATTTGGCTGATTGGATCGCTCATCCTGCTGGCCATGATGATCGTCATTCAACTTACCCACTAACCACACACGAGGAGTTACTTATGGCTATCAGCCTATCAAGCCTCAAATCGACAAAGAGAAACGACCCGCCAGTCATGCTTCTGTATGGAGTAGACGGTATCGGTAAGACCAGCCTTGCCGCTGAGTTTCCAGATCCGATCTATCTGGCCACAGAAGGCGAGCGACCACCGTCCGACGTCGAAATGGCAACGCCCGGCACGATTGAAAGCTTTGACGACTTGCTCAACATTATCGGCGAACTGCTGACAATCGAGCATGATCGGCGCACCGTGATTATCGACAGTGCGGACGGCTTAGAACCGCTTGTCTGGGCTGCGACATGTGCTCGCCTTAGTATCAATAGCATTGAGGAAGCTGGATTCGGAAAAGGCTACGTGGAGGCCGACACCGAGTGGAATGAGCTTATGTCGGCACTGTCGGCGCTCGCTCAAGCTGGCATTTATGTGGTCATCCTTGCCCATCCTGAGATTGTGCGCTTCGACAGCCCGACGACAGATCCCTATTCGAGGTACCAGCCGAAACTGCACAAGCGCGCCAATGCACTTGTTCGCGAAAAGTCTGACGTTGTGGCGTTCATGAATTATCGCGTTTCCATCAAGGAAAAGGAAGTCGCGCGCCAGACAAAGGTCGCTCATGCAGAGGGCGGTAAAGAGCGCCAAATCCATCTAAATGAAGGCGCGGGCTTCAATGCCAAGAACCGCTATTCAATGCCTGACGCCGTTCCATACCGTAAAGGGCAGGGCTTCACCGAACTGGCGAAGTACTGGCCGGTCACACTGCAGGAGGCTGCATAATGGAAAAAGCATTAGCAGGACTTGTCACGGTTGCCGCCATCCTTTTCTTTGCACCGCTTATCGGCGTTCTCTTTGGCGCGTTTTCGGGATGGGTTGTCGGTTTCTTCTTCACTGAAACAGTGCAGGCGTTCCTCACCGCTTTAGGCATCAATGCTGGCCACATGTCACTTTGGCAGATCGGCGCTGCGCTCGGCTTCATCGGTGGGTTCCTTCGACCCACCGTGTTTCGGGCAAAATCTTAATCTGCGCATTCACCACACCACCAACACGAGGAACTAACACATGGCTAGACTTGGAACGGCGTTTGACGCCACCCAGCACGACACGACGCAGTCAGATTACTCCGAACTGCCTAACGGTACATACAAGATGGAAATCGAGGCGGCCGACGTGGTGCCGACTTCGACCGGCAGCGGCACTATCCTGAAAACAACGCTGAAGGTGCTCGAACCCGCTGAATACGCTGATCGCAAGCTGTTCAACAACTACAACATCGAGAACAAGAATCCAACCGCGCAAGAGATTGGCCAAAGGCAATTTGCCAGCCTTTGCCGTGCGCTTGAAATGTCTTCTGTCGAAGACACGGACGATCTGCTCTTCAAGTCGTTCACGGTGCGAGTGGCGCTCGGCAAGCCTTCGAAGGACGGTCAATATCCAGCACGCGCCGAGATCAAGAAATACTTCTTCCCCGACGAAAACAACGTGCCTGAGCCGAGCATTGACGCTCAGCAGCCTGCAGCGGCAGCGCAGCGCCCAGCGAACGACAACCGTCCTGCAGCGGCCAATACCAACAAGCCTGCGCAGCCTGCAAAAGCTGCGGGTGCTCGTCCTTGGTCTAAGTAAAAACCAACCACGGCGCGGTCACCAGCCGCGCCTACCACCAACACGAGGAGAAACCCATGCGGGTAACGCTTGACCGAGCGCATCTTGCGCACGCCTTGTCTACCGTGACGAAGGCGGTTGAAGCTAGAACGACAATTCCAATTCTTGGCAACGTGCTTTTGTCCGCGGACAAAGGACAGCTTAGCATCACCGGCACCAATCTTGATATGGAAATCAGCACCAGTTTGCCGGTTCTGGATAGCCAGGACGGCACTGTCACGGTTGCAGGCAAGCTGCTTGCGGACATTGCCAAGAAGGCAACAGGCGACGTTAACTTGGAAGCCGACGGCAATCATCTGATCGTTAAATCTGGCAAGAGCCGTTTCAAGCTGGATACGCTGCCAGCCAATGACTTCCCGTCCTTCAATCGCGGAAGCTTCGATACGACTATCGACATTGATCTTGCCGCACTTGTTCAGTCGGTGCAGTTCGCGGTTAGCACTGAAGAAACCCGCTATTATCTTTGCGGTGTATTTCTGGAAGCAAAGGACGGCCATATCGTTGCCACGGCGACAGATGGTCATCGCCTTGCGTCGACACGTATTGAGCAGGAAACAACGTTTGCATCAGTTATTCTGCCCAACAAACTGCTCTCATTGCTGCCGGCCGGAGTTGTGTCAGTTTCGCTGTCATCAAACAAGGTGATGGTCGAGAGCGGTTCGACAGTCATCGTGTCGAAGCTCGTCGACGGCACATATCCCGATTACGAGCGTGTCATTCCCAAGCCCTCGGAGCGTGTCGCTACGCTGTCGGCAAAAGCACTGCGCGAAGCTGTCGGCCGCACGTCGGTTATCGCCAGTGAACGCGGGCGTGCTGTGCGCTTCTCATTTGCCTCGGATGCTCTCACGCTGAACGTCGCTAATCCAGATCGCGGCGATGCAACTGAGGAAATGGAAGTTTCATTTAGCGCAGAGCCGCTGACGATTGGATTTAACGGCCAGTATGTCACCGACCTCATGGCGGCGTTTGGTGCGGATGAAATCACAATGTCGATGGCCGAAGCTGGAGCGCCTGCACTCATCACGTCGGCGAACAGGCCGGGATACAGGTGCGTAATTATGCCGATGCGAGTCTAGTAGTGGCACCGCTCCCCAAACCTCAATCGACAACCGTCGGCGCGATTTATGCCGCTTACGAGGCCCGGGCTAAGTCCTGGGACTCGTGGGGCATCAGTGTGGGCGAGGCTGGCACGGAATGCGACAGGGCGCTTTGGTATGGTTTCCGATGGGCTTCGGCCCACGAGGTGCATAGCGGCCGCCAGCTGCGCTTGTTTGAAACGGGCAACATCGAAGAAGACCGGCTTGTTGCTGATCTCGAGCGCATCGGTGTCGACGTCTACGGGCAGCAAGACAAGATCCGGCTTGTGTCGGGGTTCGTGCGCGGCAAGTGCGACGGCAAGGCAATGAATGTGCCGGAAGCGCCAAAGACTGAACACCTGCTAGAGTTTAAATCAAGCAATGCCAAAGGCTTCGCGCTGATTGTTAAAGATGGATGCCAGAAAGCAAAGCCGCTTCATTATGCTCAGTGCCAGCTTGGAATGCATGCCTTCGGGTTGAGCCGGTGTCTTTATCTTGTCTCATGCAAGGACAGCGACAGCCTGTATTCCGAGCGCATCGAGTACGATTTGGAATTCTGCCTGCGACTGGTAGCGCGCTGCGAACGCATCGTGTTTTCAGACATGCCGCCGAGCAGAATTAGCGAAAATCCGGAGTTCTTTGGATGCATGTTCTGCAAACACAAAGCGGTCTGTCACCACAATGCACAGCCGCGTGTGAACTGCCGAACTTGCCTTCATGCTCAGCCTGAAAGCGGCGGTGATTGCCATATCTCATGCGCACGATGGGCAAAACCTTTGTCGATCGATGAGCAGCGCGACGGATGCCCGGCGCATTTGTATCTGCCGGGCATGGTGAATGGAGAGCAGATCGATGTCGACGAGGACGCCGAGACGATCACTTACAAGATGAAGAGCGGTGAGGTGTGGGTGGATGGCGAGGGAAGGAAGGCGGCGTGAGCGTAAAAATCAATCATGAGCTAGTCGGTCAGACCGTCAGCGTCCGTAAGGTTGGCGACAAGCAAGCATTCATCGGCATCGTTGCAGAAGCTTGGTTCTGGAAAGTGAAAGATGAACCGAGCGTCACCTATTTCAATGTCGTCGATCCATGCGATGGGACGTTGTGGAATCGTGACGCTGGAGAAATCTTAGCAATTGATAACATCGCGGAGGCAGCTTGATGAAAAAGCCCACCAAGGAAACGTTTCTCGAGAATATCGCCAGCCATACAATGGAGGTGCGGTGTAACAGCGGCACGCATAGACACCTGACATTCTCCAACGATGGTTCGTCAGTATATAAGTTTCACATCACAACATGGCCCGGCTACTTGGCGATATCTGGCGATATGGGTTCGTTCATGTTCTCGAGACTTCCAGATATGTTTGATTTTTTTCGCGGTGAACATATCAACCTTGGTTACTGGTCTGAAAAGCTCACAGCTCATGAGAAACACGGCGGTCACACGTCATACAGTGAAGAGCTGTTCGCTGAAGCTCTGAAGAGCGATTTTTCAGGTTGGTATTTTGAAAGCGAAGAAGATCGGACAAAGGCGTGGGATGCGATCACCGATGAGTGGGACGGCCTAACTGACCGTAGCAGCTGCGCTCACGATGCCATCCAGTCTGCCATGGATTGGACCTGCCCAGTATCAGGGAATTCGTTTCAAGATTTCTGGGAGCACAGGGTCGAAGACTACAGCTATCATTTCACTTGGTGCTGCTACGCCATTCAATGGGCAATTCAACAATATGACGCCCGTTTTACGGCTGCGAACGATAACAATCCCAACGAAAGCATTGAAAAGGCGGCATAATGGCACTTCGATACTATCAGCGCGAAGCTGTTGACGCCGTTTTCGACTACTGGAAGGAAGAAGCGGGCCATCCTTTGGTTGATATGGCCACAGGCACTGGTAAGTCGATGACGCTAGCCACGTTATTCAAGGAGTTAATCACCGGCTGGCCAGACATGCGTCTCTGCTGTGTCACTCATGTCGTGGAATTAGTCGAAGGCAATTTCCAAGAACTCCTCAGTATTGCTCCGTTCGCGCCGGCTGGGTTGTATGCAGCTGCGTTGGGGCAACGGAGTGCACGTGCGCAAATCCTGTTTGCTCAGTTGCAGACGGTTTACGATAGGGCTAGCCAGATTGGTCACGTCGATGTTCTTGGCATCGATGAAGTGCATCTGGTGCCTAACGACGCCGACACAATGTATCGACAGTACATTGACGCTTTACTGGTCATCAATCCAGAAATGAAAATAGTCGGCCTCTCAGCGACCCCGTATCGCCTCGATAGCGGCCGTTTGGATGAAGGTGAGGACCGCCTTTTCGACAAAACGGTTTACACCTACGGCATTCGTGAGGGAATCGATGATGGATATTTGACTCCCATTACGTCGAAGCCGACAGAAACCAGACAGGATACGTCTCATGTGCCGATGCGGGGTAATGACCTTGCAAAGGGTGCACTACAGAAAGCCGTGGATCGTGACGATCTCAACCGTCGGATTATTGAAGAGGTTTTCGACACTGAAGGACATCGCCGCACGAGCCTTTTCTTTTGTGCCGGTGTTGAGCACGCCACCAACGTCAGGGATATCATTCGGCAGGCGGGACGGTCATGCGAAGTGTTACATGGAAAGACGCCACGCGGCGAGCGTCGAGATATCATTAACGCTCTGAAGAACGGTGAAATCTGGGGTGTCAGCAACGACAACGTTATGTCGACTGGGACGAACGTACCGCGAATTGACTTGATCGTGGATATGGCTCGCACGAAATCTGCCAGCAGGTACGTTCAGCGTGTGGGGCGTGGTACGCGAATTATATACCCACCGCGCTTTGATCCCGAAGCGGCAACGGCAGAGGAGCGTAAAGCAGCGATTGCTGGCTATCTGAAGCCAAACTGCAGGTACATGGATTTCGCTGGCAACATTTCTGAGCATGGGCCAGTCGATATGATTGAGCCGCATAAACCAACGAAAGGCGAGGGAACTGCACCGATAAAAATCTGCCCAGGATGTCAGGAGCAGCTTCACGCATCGCTGCGCTTATGTTGGTGCTGTGGTCATGAGTTTGAGATTGATGACACACCTAAGCTTCAAGAGCGAGCAACGGATGCACCTATCATCAGCACCGCCGAAGCTGAATGGCGCAAGGTGACTGGCCGGACGTTTCACTTTCACGAAGGCAAGGGCGACAAGCCGCCGTCTGTTAAGTGCAGCTACGTCGCGGGCTATACGCAGATCAATGAATGGCTGTGTCCGCAACATACGGGTTTCGCACAAACCAAGGCTCATCGATGGTGGACGCAGCACGGAGGCCAGCGACCGTTTCCAAAGACGGTTATGGAATGGCTCGAACGTCAGCGCGAACTGCTCACCACTGATGAAATCAGCGTAGTGCCGAACGGCAAATATTGGAACGTGAAAGACGTACGGGCCGGCCTGATGCTTGGTGCCGACAACGTGCCTGAGCCTGCTAACGACAATGTCCCAGACTGGATGGCAGAGATTGACGACGAGATACCGTTTTGAAGAAAGCCCCAAAAACAAGAACGCCCGCTGCACTAGGAGGAGGAGTGTGCAGCGGGCTGATCTGATAAGCGCGACTATTGGGAGGAGGAGTGCCGCGCTTGGTGTCCAGTCTCTGGGAGGAGGAGTGAGATTGAACAATCCGAAGATAGGTAACTGGTATGATGATTGCAATGAGCAATGTCGCACATCAGTTATGCACTTTATGCATGGGCCTAAAAATGGAAAACCGCCCGGCAGCATCGAAATGCGCGCAGGCGG